GCCAAGCAGGCTTCCGACTCTCTGTACACCGCAGCTTCGTTGGGACGCGTAAAAACCAGCGTTGTGATCGACGGCGACCGGCACGTGCTACCACCCTCTGTATATCCACAAAGGCATTGAGATGTCCGGATCGCTGATCCAGCAATACACGCAGCAGCCGCAGCAGCAGTCGGGCGGCTCACTGCTCATCCCGCAGTACACGCAACCACAGAGCGGCGGCCTCCTGAACATCAAGCCCGATGCGGGATACTGGGGCGGCACGGGCGTCAACACACCGAAGCCAGCCGTGCAGCAGGCAGCGGCAGCGGCAGCGCCAGCCGCGGCACAGCAACAGCCGCCGCAGTGGGGGACGCCTAACGGTATGTCGCCGAACGCGCAGGCGCAGGACTGGATGGATCGCTACGCCAAGACGCTGACTGGCGCCCCGTTTGCGTCGCTGGGCAATGGGCCGATTGATCCCGGCGCGCTGATGCTGCTTGGCCAGATGAACCCTGATCTGGCGGCGCAGTATTACACCGGCCCCTATAGTCCGTTCGGCCCAGGTGGTGCCTGGAGCGGTGGTGGCGGCGGCTACGGCGAGCAGGGCGGCGGCGGGCAGGCGAATACGTCCGGCGGCAACGCCAGGGACTCCGACCGATGACGCTGATCCTGATCATCCTGCTGGTGCTGCTGCTGGCTGGTGGTGGCGGCTACGGCTGGCGCTACGGCTACGCGTACGGGCCGTACAGCATCGTGTTCGTGGTGCTGATCGTGTTGCTGGTGCTGCTGGCGTTTGGGGGACCGAGAATTGGTTGGTGGTAGATCATGAGCGGCACACAGCAATCAGCGCCGCCACCTATGGCGCCTGGCCCGGTGCGGCCGGGTGGGCCAGAAACCGCTGGCATCGGTGGCATGGGCGGCATGGGCGGCATGCAGGGCGGCGGGCTGTTGCAGCCCAGCGCATGGCAGTCGCCCAACCCGCCGCCAGTGCCGCGCATCCAAGGGCTGATGCAGCCGGTTGGCCAGCCGCTCAGCGTCGAGCACGTGTTCGCCAACATCACCAAGGCCGCGCCGGACGAGATACCGCACGATCCCGACGACGACATGCCGCCACAACTGCGTCCGTATGCCGCGGGACTGCGGCCATCCAACCGGCCGGTCAGCGCGCAATGGCAACAGAGCTTCGTCTACGAGAAGCTGGGCAAGAGCGACAGCGAGATCGAGAGCATTGCGCAATACTACTTCAAGATGGCCGAGCGGTATGATGTGTATCTCGGCCGCGAGCGCATCACCGCGAGCCAGTACTACGCCGGCCGCCCGCTGGGCGACGAGGAGCCGGGCAGATCGCAGCTGGTGATGACGACGGTGCGGGATACGATCCGCGCCACGCTGCCAAGCTTGCTCAGGGTCTTCACTGGCGTGGAAGATCCCGTGTCGTTCGAGCCGATGTCCGACGACATAACGGGCGACGACAAGCTGGCAACCACGCTGGCGCGGCAAGCGACGGATTACTGTCGGTGGGCGCTGTTCACCTGCAACGCTGGCTGGCAGGTGCTGCACGACGTGCTGCTCGATGCACTGACACGCAAAGCCGGGTGGTGTCGCTGGTACTGGGGCAAGCGTGAGACCACGCGCACCGAAGTGTGCGAGAACCTGCTGCTGCCGCAGCTGCAGATGCTGCTGGCCGAACCCGGCATCGAGGCGCAGCGCATCGTGCGGCGACCGATCCAGCAGTCGGAATTGCAACTGCTGATGAAGGTGCCCGAGGTTGCGATGTATCTGCAGCAGGGCGGGCCGCCGGAATACTGGAGCGCCACGATCACGCGGCACGCGGCGCAGAACTGGCCGGTGGTCGAGGCGGTGCCGAGCCAGTGCGTGTGGGTGGTGTCCGATGCCGACACCATCGATACCGCGAAGGGCATCTTTCATGTGCGTGACGTGGTGGCGTCCGATTTGATCGAGATGGGACTGCCCGCGGACAAGGTGCTGGCGCACTGCGACCACGCGATGAACCCGCGCATGCGCCGCGAGATCATCGCCCGCAACGAGGCGCAGGGGCACAATCTGCCGACCTCGCCGCCGAACGACCGCAGCATGGCGCTGGTGCGGTATTGCGAGGGCTGGATCAGGTGCGACGCGGACAACGATCACCGCGCGGAACTGCTGCACGTGCATATGCTGGGGAATGCGACGGAACTGGTGCAGTGGGAACGCACGGACGAGACGCCGCTGGCGTGCTTCACGCCGTATCGCGAGCCCGGAAGGATCATCGGCACGTCGCAGGCCGACATGGTGATGGACCTGCAGCGCATCGAGACGCGGGTGATGCGCGCGGTGCTGGACAGCCTCGGGCAGAGCATGTTCCCGCGCACCGTGGTGACGCTCGGTCAGGCGAACCTGCAGGACGTGCGGCAGACCGCGATCGGCGCGATCATCCGGGTGAGCCAGCAGGGCGCGGTGCAGGAACTGGTAAAGCCGTTCGCCGGCAAGGAAGCGCTGCCGGTGCTCGAGGTGCTGGAGGCGATCCGGGAAAACAGGACGGGGATCACGCGGGCGAGCCAGGGGCTGTCGCTCGATCAGTTGCAAAGCACCACGCCGGTCGCGGTATCACAACAAACCAGCGCGGCACAGGACCGGCTGGACATGATGGCGCGGACGCTGGCCGAGACCGGGCTCGCGCCGCTCTACAGCGGGCTGTTGAAGATGATGGCGCGGCAGCAGGATCGCCCGAACGTCATCCGGCTGCGCGGCCAGTGGATCAGCATCGATCCGCGCGCCTTGGCGACCATGTGGCAGACCACCGTGAACGTGGGTGGGAAAGGAATGCCGATGGAGCGCCTGGCGATGCTGCAGGGCATCGCGGCGAAGCAGGAGATGCTGGTGCAGCAGGGCGGGCTGAACAATCCGCTGGCCGGCGTGCCGGAATACCGCAACACGCTGTCGCGCATGCTGGAAACCGTGGGGATCGCTGACGTGTCATCCTATTTCAAGCCGCTGCCTCCAGGCTGGCAGCCGCCACCGCCTCCGCAACCTCCGCCAGATCCCAGCATGGTGCTCGCCCAGGTGCAGGGCCAGAAGACCGCGGCCGACATCGAGGACCAGCGCGGCGAGGCGCAGACCAAGCGGGCGCAGCTGCTCAGCGACGACGACCGCGAGCGCGCCCAGGCAGCGCTGCAATACTGGACGCAGGCGTATGCGGTGGCGGCACAGCACGGCACGCCACTGCCGGCGATCGGCGAGTTCCAGCAGGCGATGGCCAGCAAGGCGCCGGCGGTGGGACTGATGCCGCAGGGGCCGCTGGCACCGCCGCCGCCGTCATCGCCACAACCCCCGGCGACGGCAGGCCCTCCAAGGCCGCCACAGCCGCCTGGCGGCGCGCCACCGATGCAGGGACTGCCTGGCAAGCCGCAGGCGCCCATGATGCCCCAGGGGCCGCTGATACCGGGGGCGACGGCCGGGGTTGATCCGGCCAACCGCATGGCGGTGCAGCAGGGGCTGCAGGGACGCGGGTTGCCGACGGCGTACGGCCAGATCGCGAATCGAGCGATGTCCAGCGCGCTGTTCGGGCCGGGTGGGCCGAGCCTGCCCAAGCCGGGCGGTCAGGGCGTGGCAGGAGCACCGGGAGCGTAGCAACAACAGGGAGACGTGACATGGCAGGCAAACTGAAGGATGGCGGCAAGTCTGGGACGATCAAGAGCACCGGCGGCCAGAACAAGCCGGTTGGTGGCACCGGAGGCGGCGGCGGCGCGCGCGGACAGGCGAACCTGTCCAGCACCGCACGCACCACGCCAGGCGGACGCGGGCCAGTGTCCAAGGCGAAGTAGCGATGGGCGAGGTAGCCACGCCAGAGGTGAAGGACGCCGTGCAGCGCATGGCGGAAGGTGCCCGGCTTACGAAACGGCTGGGACTGCCGCACATCACTGCAGGCAAGGAGATTATGCCGGCACTCCATGCGTTACTGGACCGGATCGAGCGAATCGAGGAGCAGATGAACCGTGTCCGATCGTGAGGCCCGGTTCGCGGCCGCGGACGCCGCGCGGCTGAAGGAAGACCCGGCGCTGACCTCGATCCTGCGCGATCTGGAGACGCATGCGGTCAGCGTCGCGATCGGCGACTTCGACCACGCGACGCGCGAGCGTGGGCGCTATCTTGCGCTGGCGATCCGCAGCCTGCGCGTTGAGATCCAGGACCGTATCGACACGATATTAGTCCAAGAGCACTCACGACAACGAGCAATGGCGAGTGAATGAGCGTCCCACAGCGGAAAAGCCGCACGATCGATTGGTCGCATGCG